AAGCGGTCGAAACTGCAAAGCAAGATGCTATTGCTCGAGGCAGATCACCAGATTGGTTTGGAGGGGATGTAGACGCTAGTTTTGAAGACAATCAATGGATTATTCTCTTTATCGGAAAACCGGATGATAAAGGAATGATTACCGCAGGGGATTTTTTTACGGTGTATGTTTCTCCTGAGGGAGAGGTACTAAATATTTCCCCTGGACGATGAGATTATCGGAACAACAGCTTTTACCGGCTACGTCCCTTGTTTTAGGCTGAGAAAGGAATTGACATGATTTATGCCGTGGTTAAAAAAGGGCTGGTGATTAATCTGGTCGAGTGGAACGGCGGCGATGACTGGCAGCCCGCCACGGGCGTTGCGGTACGCGTGCCTGATGGTGTTGCGGTGAATATCGGTGATGAGTACGAGAACGGGCAATTTATCAGCGCGGCCGACGAATCCAAATAGATCTGCGAAGGTATAACAGAAGGGGTAACCGTTGGGGCAAAAGTTGGCACGCACATGCGCCAACTTTGCCCCGCTCGCGTTAAGAGCTGCTGCCCTGCATGATTGGGGTGTTTCCATATTTCCCGGAGATACCACAATGGCAGCAGCAGATTTTCACCACGGCGTGCGTGTGACCGAAGTGCTCGAAGGCACGCGTTACATACGCACCATTCAAACCGGCATCATTGGCCTGATTGCCACCGCCACAGACGCGGACGAGCAAACCTTCCCGCTCAATGTGCCGGTACTCATTACCAATGTGCGCAGCAAACTCGGCAAGGCCGGAACCCAGGGCACGCTGTACAAGTCACTCAAAGCCATTGCCAACCAGACTAGCCCCTTCGTGGTGGTGGTTCGCGTCGAAGAAGGCGCAACACCCGAAGAAACCACCAGCAACGTAATCGGCACCGTGACTGAGGCCCAGCAATACACCGGAATGCAAGGCCTGCTGGCTGCGCAATCGCTGCTGGGCGTCACGCCGCGCGTGCTGGGCGCTCCTGGCCTGGACAACAAAGAAGTCATTACCGCCCTATTGCCGATTGCCAAAAAGCTGCGCGCGTTTGTCTATGCCAAGTGTCAGGGCGAGACGGTATCGGAAATGATCAATTACCGTAAAGATTTTGCCGCGCGCGAGCTGATGCTGATTGCCGGTGACTTTTTGAGCTGGGACAACACCACCGACAGCACACAGCCCGATTATGCGGTGGCCTACGCGCTCGGGTTACGCGCTATGATTGATGACCAGATCGGCTGGAACAAGACCATTTCTAACGTCGCCATTAACGGCCCTACCGGCATTGACATGGACCTGGGCTGGAGCCTGCAAAGCAGCGACACCGACGTGGGTCTGCTCAACGCCAACGAAATTACCGCGCTGATCAACTACAACGGTTTCAGGTTTTGGGGCAACCGCACCTGTTCTGACGACAGCATGTTCGCGTTTGAGTCAGCTACGCGCACCTCTCAGATCATTGCCGACACGATTGCCGAGGCGCATTTTCCGTATGTGGACAAAGTGATGACCATCGCCAACGCGCGCGACATTGTGGAGAGCACCAAAGCACGCATCCGGCTATGGGTCACGGGCGGTTACCTGTTGGGCGGCAATTGCTGGTATGACCCCGAGCTCAATCAGGAGGAGTCACTCAAAAACGGTCAGATCGCTTTCGATTACGACTTCACCGACACCCCGCCGATGGAGGATATCCAATTCAACCAGCGCAAAACAGACCGCTATTTTGCGGACTTTTCGCAAAGCCTTGCGCAGGCTTAAGCGCCGGTATAAGGAGTAAACAACATGGCATTACCACGCAAACTTAAAAATTTCATTCTCTTTGTCGGCGCAGATTCATACGCCGGCGAAGTCAAAACCGTTACACCGCCCAAGCTCACGCGCAAGATGGAGGACCATCAGGGCGGGGGCATGTTGGGCCCGGTCAAGGTGGATGTGGGCATGGAAGCGCTAGAGCTCGCCTATACCGCCGCGGGCATGGTGCATGATCAGGTGAAGAACTTCGGGAAAACCACCGTAGACGGCTTGATGCTGCGCTTTGCCGGCGCGATGCAGCGCGACGACACCGGTGCTGTTGACGCGGTGGAAATCACGGTGCGCGGACGTTACAGCGAAATAGACTTTGGCGACCAGACCGCCGGCAGTCTGAATGAAACCAAGGTTACGGTGCCGTGCAGCTATTACAAGCTCACGGTAAACGGCATCATACTGGCTGAAATCGACCTGGTGAACATGATCGAAACGATCAACGGCGACGACAAGCTCGCAGCGGTGCGAACGGCGCTGGGTATCGCGTCGCTTGGCCTGGGCTTATCACTTTAAAGGAGCATTAAAAATATGAACGATCAAAACAACAGCCCGGCCGCAGCAGCGGCAACGCCTGGCACACCTGCAAGCCCGGCCAACACCCGCGCAGAGCTGCCCACCGTTAAGGCCGGCAGCACTGGCACGGTGCAAACCGTGAACGGAACAGCGCAACCCGCAGAACCTGCCGAATCAGTTAAACGCTTTGTGATCAACGACACCAACGCCGTGATCACGCTGGAAACCCCGATCAAGCTCGGCAACGAGCAGACGATTGAACGCGTAACGGTGCGTATGCCGCGTTCCGGTGATCTGCGCGGGCTGGCACTGGTGGAAATGGGTAATTTAGAGGTGGACACACTAACCAAGCTGCTGCCGCGCATCACCATGCCCTCATTGGCAGCGCCAATGATTGATCAGCTCATGCCCTATGACCTGTTGAACCTGGGGCGCTGCGTATCGAGTTTTTTCAGCTCAAAAAAGGAGCGGGCGCAGTTGGCGCAGGAGATGGAGCGGGACACCTAAACCCGGAAAACAATGGCAGCGACAACAACAGCGGCAATGATGATGAAATCATCTATCTGCCGCGCTGTGTTGAAGATGCGATGGCCGACATTGCCGTTGTGTTTGGCTGGACGGCTGAATATATGGACAACATGTATTTGTCCGAGCTGATGGATTGGCGCGAACGGGCCCGCGTGCGCACACAAAGCGACGAAGAAGAGTAAAGGGGATGCAGCAGCATGGCAGCCAATAACTTGATGATGCGCTTGCAAATGCAGTTAGCCGACAAAGTATCGGGCCCGCTGCAAAAGATGGCCCAGGCCAGTTTGATGAACGTCAAGGCGCTCAAGGAAAACCGCAACCGCCTGCGCGACTTGGAAAAGCAAAGTGGTTTGATTCAAAAACTCAAGCTGCAACAGGAGGCATTCAAACGCGCGGGCAATGAGATGCGCGTCAACAGTGCCAACCTGAACGCCCTCAAGCAATCGGGCGCGGCCAGCGCCGCACAGATCAAGGCGCAAACGGCTCTGGTCGATAAAAGCACCCAGGCTTTCAATAAACAAAAAGACAAACTCCTGGCGCTGCGCTCGGCCGCCACCGCCGCAGGCATTGGTAAGCTCGCTGATGACGAAAAACGCCTTTCTGGCGAAATCACCAAAACCACGCAACAAATCGGCAGACAGGAAGCCGCGTTGCGGCGTATGGACGCACTGCGCGAACAGCGCAACAGTGGCCTCAAAGCCGCCGCCGGTGTAGGTGCGGCGGGTCTGGGTATGCGTATGCTGGGCACGCGCGGGCTGAACGCTTCGCGCAATATGATCGCCAGTACGTTTGACTTTGATGCGGCCATGGCCGACCTGCAGGGCAAATTCAACCTGGCCGGCAATTCGGCGGAGCTTGCTGCGCTACGCGAGCAGATCAAAAGTTTCAATCAGGAAAATGCCGTGCAACTGGCCGGAGCGCTGCAACAGCTTGCGCAAGAAGGTTTTACGCTGCAACAAGCCATGGGAGCGGTTCCAGCACTGATTCAAACAGCCGACGCTTCCACCATGAACCTGCAAGACACAGCAGCTTCTTTTGCCGGGGTGATGAAGGGCTTTAACCTCAGTTATGACGAGTTTGCCGGTATTTCCGACAAGATCATTGGCGCATCGAACGCCGGCGGCATTGCGGTGGATAAGCTCAATGAAGCGCTGGCTGGCATTGCCCCCACGGCGCGCGCGAGCGGCTTTAGCCTGGAGGAAACCGCCGCAATGCTCGGGACGCTCAACCGTGCCGGCATCAGTACAAGCGATTCAGTGACTGCACTCGAAGGCGTCATGCGCAACCTGCAAAACCCCAACACCAAGGCGCTCGCGGCCATTGGCATACGACCCGGCCAGGTGAAAACCATGCAGGAGCTGCTGGCCGCTATCAGCAGCAAAACCGCGGGCATGAGTGACTTGAAACAGCTCGAAACCTTGAGCGGTATTTTTGGTAGCAAGAATGCCGCGGTGATGTCCCAGCTCATGGCGCAGATGCGCAGTGGCGGTATGAACACCATGTTTGATGCTATCAACAACAGCGGCGGCGCTACCGCAGCCCTGGCAGCGCAAAACACCAACCATTTAAAGGATACCACCGAGGACTTACAGGCCAGCATCGCCAACCTCAAACAGGAACTGGTGGACCTCAACAAAGAGTGGCTGCGCGACCTGGCGCGCATGGCGATTAACGTGGTCGCAAGCTTGCGTGCCTGGATTAAAGAAAATCCCGGCCTGGCTAAAACATTGGGCGTGGTGTTCATAGTTGGTTCAGCCCTGCTAACTGCGCTGGGTTCTTTGCTGGCAATAGCCGCCCCGCTCATCGGCTCGTATGTGATGATGCGCTTTGCTTTTGCAATGCTCGGCGTCAAAGGCTTTACGCTGTTTGGCATCCTGGGCAAACTTGGCCTGGCGTTTAAGGCTGTTGGCATGGCGATATTGTCAACGCCCATTGGTTGGCTGATTGCCGCACTGGCGGGCCTGGCATTTGCCATTTATAAAAATTGGGATGCTGTTGTCTGGTTCTTTAGGGATACCTGGGACAACATTAAAACCTTCTTTAGCAGTGGCATTGACAACATTGCTGCAACCATTCTCAACTGGTCCCCGCTCGGGCTGTTCTATCAGGTGTTTGCCGGCGTGCTGTCCTGGTTTGGAATCGACCTGCCGGAGAGTTTCAGCACCTTTGCTATGAACATCATCACCGGATTTGGCGAAGGCGTGCTTGGCATGGGGGCCTGGCTATGGGATACCCTCATCGACGTTTTTGGCGGCGTTTTTAATGGCGTGTTTGACTGGTTCACCGATATGCCCGCGCGCTTTATGGAGATGGGCGGCCAGATCATAGACGGCCTGATCGATGGTATCAAGGGGGCGGCCGGCGCGGTCAAAGATGCGGTAGTGAATACGGCCGAAAACGTGGTCGGCTGGTTCAAAGGGATACTGGGCATTAAAAGCCCTTCGCGGGTGTTCATGGACGCGGGCCTCAATATCAGCGAGGGCGCGGCCATTGGCATTACCAACGGCTTGCCACGGGTCAAGCGAGCCACCGAAGCACTCGGACGCGAAGCAAGGCCACGCTTTGAAGCCGATACGCGCTCCCCCGTCAGCCCGGCCAGTGTGCGCAGCGTAGCGCCGGCCATTGGCGGCGACACGTATCACTTTCACATTCATGGCGCGACCGACCCGCAGGCCGTTGCGCGCGAGATTGAAAACGTACTGAACCGGCGCGACGCCATGAAGCGCGCGCAGATGCGCAGCAGTTATAAAGACTAGGAGCCGATAAGGAGTTATTACCATGTTAATGAGCTTAGGCGAGTTTGTATTCGAGCTCTCAACGTTGGCATTCAACCAACTACAACGGCAAAACGACTGGCGGCACGCCAGCGCCGAGCCAGTAGGAGCCGCGCCCGAATACCAGCCCCTGGGGCCCGGTGCCGAAACTTTCCAGATGAGCGGCACCCTTTACCGCGAGTTTGGCAACCGAGAAGGCCTGGACACGCTGCGCGAAATGGCCGACACGGGCGAGGCGTTTGCGATGGTGGACGGCACCGGCAAGGTGTACGGCATGTATGTCATTAACACCATTTCCGAGACTGGCAGTTATTTGGACCTGGACGGGGTGCCCAAAAAAATAGAGTTTTCCATGCGCATCACTCGCGTAAAACCGCCAGCCGATGACACGCAAGCCGCAGACAATGAAAGCAGCGAGAACACCGAAGCAGAAAGCGCCAGCGAATGAACAACCCCTACCCTGCCCCCACCTACCGCCTGACGATTGACGGGCGCGATATTACGCCCAAGGTTGACGCGCGGCTCGAACAGCTCACTTTAAGCGAAGCGCGCAGCGAAGAAGCCGACCAGCTCGACCTGGTGTTGCTGGACCTGGACGGGCAACTGGCATTGCCGCGCAAGGGCATTACGCTTGATCTGGCGCTGGGGTTTTCTGCTGCCGCCCTGGTTGAAAAAGGTACCTTTATTGTTGACGAAGTGAGTCACAGCGGCCCACCCGATAAGGTGACCATCCGCGCGCGCTCTGCCGAGCTCACGAGCAGTTTACGCCGGCGACGCGACCAGAGCTGGCACGCGCAAACGCTGGGCAGCATTGTGCAAACAATTGCCGCGCGTAATGGCCTGACTCCCAGTATGGACAGTGGACTAGCCGCGCAGAGCATTGGACACATTGACCAAAGCGGGGAAAGCGATATCGCATTCATTACGCGGCTGGGCCGGCACTTTGATGCGGTGGCAACCGTCAAACATGGGCGGCTGATTTTTCTAAACATCAACAACACCACCACTGCCGCCGGCGCGACGCTGCCAGTGGTTAACATCCGCCGCAGCGAGACGCAAAACCATACCTATACCGCCGCCGACCGCGACAGCTATAGCGGCGTGCGTGCGCTGTATGCCAACCTGAACGCAGCACAACAGCAGAGCGTGACCGCTGGCAGCGAATCGGGCAACATGAAAGAATTGCCCGACCTGTTTGCCAACCGGGAGGAAGCGCAAAAGGCGGCCACCGCCGAATGGCAACGCATTGAGCGCGGCACCGCAGCGCTTTCGCTGACACTTGCGACCGGACGCCCCGAGCTCATGCCGCAAAGCCTGGTACAAGTGACCGGCTTTAAATCGGACATTAACAGCATTCAGTGGCTGGCGGTGAAGGTATCGCACACCTTAAGCCCGGGCGCTGGCCTGATTACCAGCCTGGAGCTCGAAACCGCCAAGCAACTGACCGATACCGGCAAGAGCGGCGGCAATGGCGGCGGCAATGGCAGCGGCGGCGGTGGTTTCTGGCAATGAAGCCCAATCAGAGAACCACGCAATAAAAAAGCATGGGTAATATCCATGCCTTGCCCCCTTGAAAAAAATCGCACAGCGGGCGTTTTAAACGGTTAGTTTTTGAACAAATCAATGAGCGCATGAAAAACAGAAACAGCAATAGCTATTGCTGATAAAACTATCGGCAATATAAAAGCATAATGTTTGTGGTTTTCATCGGCCAGTGCACCTTCGAGCGTAGGAAAATGAATCAAGTCTACATCATATCTATCATATTTGTCATTACTATCTACATGAGTTAACCCCATTTTTTCTAGCCTTGGGAAGCATAGTTTTTCTTCCCAAGCAATGAAAAAAATACGGCCTTTAGGATTTTCGTTATTTTTGGGATAAGCATATTTTTTATTAAGCCGGTATTGTAGGCGTCTATAAATTTCATCTTTTGAGCACCCCATTTTTTGAGCAATGATCCCGCATGAAATAATGGCGTACCCAGCATCAGTCTCATAACGACAAATACCCGCATAATAATCACCGCGGTACATATCATAGATTGTTTTTAATAGTTTTCTGTCGGTGAACGGCCCATCGCACATTTTGCGCCCCTTGTTTTATTTTCAGAACTTCACAAGCACAAACACTCACTGCAGCCCGCTTAAAACACGCTGATGCTCTCGCGCCAAATTTCCCCGCGGTTTCAGGGTCTAGGCCACTGTTAAGCTGCATGACACTATCAGATTTAAAGCGCTGAAAGAAACATGCTTGCAGTCCATAAAGTAATGGATTCGCCTAATCCATTGCGTACACGAATCTGCACAATTTTCTCATTAATCCGACGCAGTATCGTTACATCTTGTCCCATAGGCAGCTGTTCACATAGCCCACTGTTAACCATGGAGGCCATTCCATTTAAATTATTATCTGTCGCGTATGTAATAAGCTGGCCCAGCGCCTCCTGAGTCCGGCAGCCTACACCGCTTTCTACGGTTACCCGTGCCATTTCAGCAACAGGCTGCGCGGCTGTGATTGGCACGGATGATGCGGCTGGCGTAGCCGCCGGTATTGATATCGGTAGATTACTGGTCGTATTTTGTGGTTCTTCTTTTTTGGCAAAAAAACCTATCACCATTAAAGCAACAAACACCAACACAATGATTTTCCAGATGTTCATTTTCTTTTTAGTTGTACCCTGCGCTGCATCAGGCACGGGTTGCGCGGGTGCTGCTGGCAACTCTACCGGCGCGCCACAGTGCGGACACGCCGCCGCTTTGTCGCTCACATCTTTGCCGCACTCTTTACACTTGATCAAAGCCATTTGCATTTCTCCATTGTCTCGGTGGCTTACTGCAAACAGCCATTTTTAAAAATCCACGAAACCTTAACAACAATCTGGTCTGACCAGAGCCCGACCAGATTGCAAAACCATACATGCTTAATATCGTTAAGCTGCCCGTTTTTTAGCCTCTGCCAATGTGGATAATAGTTGCTGTGCTGCCGCCTTATCCTTGTTGTCTACCTGGTTGTAGTTCTTTACCAGACGCGCCTCATCATCGGCAAGCGTGTCGGTGCCCTTGGGTGTGCGCTGGCCGGTAATGACATACAAAATATCAATCCCTGCCGCTTCTATGCCAGCGAGATATGTAATATCCGGCTTTCTTTCGCCCTTTTCGTACAAACTCTGAGTATTCGGCTGCACACCACCAAACCGACCTAAATCCTCTTGAGTTAGGCCGATACGTTTGCGTTCTTCCTTTAACCTTTTACCAAAACCATTCAATTGCATGAGTATTTGTTGACAATCCACGCAATCGCGTGGATAATTCAATCACTGATTACATCAATTACGTTAATTACATTATGCCAAAAAACGCCCGTAAAAAAACACCGCCTCAAAAGCCCGCCTCGGTGCCTATCCTTTACCGGCTTCCGCGAAACGAAACCGCCGAACTGGACGCCATAGCGCAACACCTCGGGCACACCCGCAGCTCCATAACGCGCTTAGCCATGCGCCAATGGCTATCCAAACAGCGACCGCTGGCCGGTCATTAACAAAGGAGTGCTGGAACATGTACCCCGACCCTAAACGTGTTAAAGACAATCGCGTCATGGTGCGATTTGACGATTACGAATATGAACGCCTGCAACGGCTTTCAAACCTGACCGGCGAGCAATTCAGCACCATGGCGCGCGACATGCTCATGCGCCAAGCCGATGAAATGTTCGCAGAGCTTGAGCCGATTATGCAGCCAATGGCCGCCTGAATGAAGGCAGCAAAAAGCACACAAAGAGCAGACACGATTACAACGGAGTAAACCAAATGCCTGACGTAGAAATAGAGCTGACCAAAGAGCAACAGCGCAAGCTCGAAGCATTGCGCCGGGCGCTGGGCTATTCGACGCAACAGGCGGTGCTTGATCGGCTGTATCAGCGGTTTACACAATCACGCCGGCCCACGGCTGTTTCTTTTGATGAATTTTTGAAGCGCATGGAGGCCCGCAGAAAATGAGCCGCAAACGCACCATGACCCTGCATATCAAATGCCCGAATTGTGGCGAGCGCATGTTTGGCTATAAGGTCGAAGTCAAATCACCCACCATGACAGAAGTCACCTACGAATGCCGCAGCAACTTCTGTTCGCTGAAATGTGTCAGTTATGTGGAAGTGAAGCGCCTGATTCAAACGCCTATTGTTGTCATGAACCTTGACCCGGGCATGAAGCTATCACCACTGGTCAAAGAAGCGCAGGAAGCACTTAATAACTTGTCCACCGATGAAAGTGCGGCCGCGGACCTGAACCTTATTGACGAGGCCATGCCGCAACAGGATTTTTTCAGGGCACGAGGGGGCACCCATGACAGCAGCTAAACCCGCCTAACCCCTACCCTACCAACCCGATTTTTTAACGCTTTGCAGGGCTTGCACATAGCCCCGCAAGGGATTGTTACGCCTGAAAAGGAGATAGACAAATGGCACGACTGACCAATGAGATACGCCGACAAATCATAACCAAGCTACTCGATCACGGTTTTTCTAAACGGCACGCAGCACTGCGAGCCGAAGAAAACGCCCTCGCGCTGGAGCTCTATAACGATATTTACTCGCCAGAAATTCAGGCACAAATGCAAGCACTGCCCGCTGGTTTTCTGCAGGCCAGGTCAACAATTTTATGCCAGTTTGGCAACGATTGTGGTGTTCTTTTTTTCAAAGGTGATGCAGGTAAACGCATGGCCGAGAAGCATGTCGGGCTCGTGGCTAAAGTCTATTCAGTGAACTCCCATTTCGCCATGAAATACGCTGAGTTGGACTTCAAAAAGAAGATGCTTTCGGAAGAAAGAATTCAGGCAAAAAGCACTGCCGACGGCATTCTTTATAGCGTACACACCGTAGAAAAGTTGTTAGAAGCATGGCCGGAGTGCAAGCCCTTTGTTGAAGCTGTAACACCTATGCCAAAGCCGCTACTACCTGCCCTGCCTATCCCTGAAATCAACGCCATGCTGGGGCTCACAGCGGCGCAGGAAACGAAGGAGTAACCACTATGAGAACACTCAGAGCACAAATACAAAAACACCAATCCGGCAAAACACGCCAAAGCGAAACAATCACTCGGGCTGTTGATGCGCTGGAGCAAATCCGTTCGCAGCTCCTGGCCGCAGGCGTGTCATTTCATTCCCCCTATGCCATAGAGGGTGAGGCCGTCATAGAGCTAGCCACCGGCACGCGCAAAGCATTCGTGCAGGTATTGAAAGATAACGGTTTTAAGTGTGCTATTGCAACACCCTGCTATGACAGCTATACCAAAGGCAGCGCGATCATTCGTGTTTATTGGTAAGGGGGTGAAGCATGACTATTGGGAAACGGATGAGAGAGCTGCGTAAACATCAGGGCTATACGCTGGAAGAGTTCTCTGAGAGGGCTGGTTGTTCGAAGTCTTATGCCTGGGAGGTAGAGAACAAGCCAAATGCCAGGCCATCTGCTGAGTGGGCAATAAGAGCTGCCGAAGCTTTGGGAGTCACTGTTGATTATTTGATCTGTGGCGGCCCCATAGCATCTGCAAGCGATGAAGCATTCTTTAGTATGTACCTATCGCAGCCTGAAAAGACAAAGTGTCACATTCGCGAAATTGCCCGAATTCTGAAAGGCGGTGAAGCATGAAATTCAAATGTCCTAAATGTGGCTGCCTGGACTGTTGGCAAGAACTCCAAGGATATGCCAACGGCTCTATCACATACCTTCACAGTGGTTATGTCGATGAGCAGATAGGAGAACTGGAAACAGAAGTGCCAGATGAAGAAAAAAACATCTACAGATGCAACAACTGTGACGAGGCGGTCACGATTGAAGATGAAGAAAGGACTAACCATGAGCAGAAAAAACACAGTGCAAATTGTGATGAGTGAAGCCAACCAACAGAAGCTATCCATGTATTTTGCAACGCATGACAACTGCGAGCTCGTGCTGGGTATCGGGGTTGACCGGCTCGGAAATCACATCTCAGAGGCGCAATGCCTTTGTTATGACAAAACCAACCGATTACTCGGCGCTATCCCGCTAGGACATCCCAAATATATCGAGCACAGAGAAGCAAACGACATGGAGGTGGTTTGTATTAACGGGGTTTGGTGCTGGGAGTTCTACCCCTGTAACGATCGACCCTTTTGAAAGGCCCACTATGACCACTTTATTAAACGCACTCTATCGTCGAACACTCGGCCAGTGTATGCACACGATGGAACAGATTGAGCGCATGGCTTATCTGATCAACCGCCTGGATGCTGCACTGACAGCGCTTGATGCAGCATTGCCGCTCACTGTTGAGCCGATTGACTCGGATAGTGATCAGTGCGGCCTGTTTGTGTACTACCCCAGCATCTACCTGAACACACTCGAAGCGCTCCAGGCGCGCGGGTTCATAGTGTCCTACACATACCCGGCAATACACAAGCGCCCCGGCTTGTCGCTGCAATGCGACCGGGCGCAGATCAGATAGGAAAGGCACCCCATGAAAACAGTTACTTCTCAGGCCGTCAGTATGCAACCCATTGATCAACTCTGTACTGATATGGCAAAAGAACTGCGGGCCATATTGCGCCCCATAGTCGCTCAAATGATTGACTCTATGGGCATACCTGACAAGAACAAACCAACGGCCGAGGCCTTTTTGTATTCCGAATGTTTGATTCGGCTAGGCCATGCATTCATGACTTATGTTGTCAACACCACCGACAGCACCCCCGCAACCATGCCAACCTCAACCAGTAGGAGTATCCACTGATGAACACGACCAGCAACATCATTACCAAGCCTATGCGCTTTTATGACCGCCAGGTCATTCTTGAAAACCGCCGCCACAGCACCCGGCTCAGCGAGCTCGAGCGCATGAAAGCCACGCTTTGCACACTCGACGACGACTTCAATCTGCTGCGCGAATCTGGCCTGGACCTTGAAGCGCAAGCCGCCAGCCCTTATATGGACCGCAATTTTCTCAGACTGGAAATAACGGCCAGCAGCGCCGAAGAGCAGCGCCTGGTTGGTTCTATCTTGGAAAAGCGCGGCTTTGAATATGTGGAAAGTTGGAGTAACCAGATTCACATCATGGTGCGCGAATGCGTGCGCTTGATCATCAATATCAAATCACCGCAGAAATGCACCAGCTCCTGCCAATGTCACAAGGTTTAAGTATGTCGTATAAACCAATGGGCCCCGACCTGTTGGGCGCTATCACCCAGCGTCTGGCAGAGTTTGATTTTAAGCGCGTTGTTGAGGGCTGGATGCGCCAGGGCATCTGCCCGAATTGCGGTAAACGTGAACTGTTCACGCGCGAGGATGCGCCCTGGGTGCTGCGGTGCGGTCGGCTTAATCATTGCGGTTATGAAGGGCACGCCAAAGACCTATGGCCCGACCTGTTTACCGATTGGACCACCCGCGCGCGCAACCTGGCGAAAGCCCAGGCGCAGAAAAACCCCGATGTCAAGCCCAACCCCAACGCCGCGGCCGATCTTTACCTGAGCGACGGGCGCGGCTTTGACCTGGAACTTATCAAAGGCTGGTACACGCAAGAAAGTTATTTCGATGAAAAAACCCAGCAGGGCACCGCGACGGTTCGCTTTCCATTGTGCAATGGCTACTGGGAACGGTTGATTGATCGCCCCGAGCGCTTCGACAAAAAAGCCCGCATTAAAAAAGGCATACAGTACCGGGGCCATGTGTGGAACCCGCCCAGTGTTAACCTGAAAACCGTCAAAAGACTCTGGATTGTCGAGGGCATATTAGATGCCATTGCACTGCTGCACCACGGCATTGCTGCGATAGCTGCAATAAGCTGCACCAACTACCCCGAGGCGGCGTTGCTGAATATAGCGGCGCGGTTCGAGCAGGAGGGCCGACCCCGCCCGGTGCTGGTGTGGGCTTTGGACAATGACCCGCGCTCGGATAATCCCAACATCAAGGAGCCCGCCGGCCAGCGCTATACCAAGCGCTGGTATCAGCGTGCAACCGATGAAGGCTGGACCTGTGAAGCCGCACAGATACCGCATGTCGGGCTGGACTGGAACGACATGCACCAACGCGACAAACTCGAGCCTGACGATATTGCCGAATACCTGCACCATGGCAAACTACTCACCGCCAGGAGCGCCGAGGATAAGGCCTTATTGATCTACAACCACGATAAGGTGGGTAACTCGTTTCATTTTGATTTTGCCAACAACCTGTACTGGTTCAAACTGGATTTTGACAAATACGAAAACGCCCGCCGCCGGGTTGAAGAAGAGAACGAAGAACATGACCGCGGCTGGTCAGATGACGAGGTGCGCGACAAGGCCTTGCGCCAATGCAATGCGGTGCAGCGTATTGCGCAGTGCAAACCCAGCGCCCTTTACTTTCAGAACAACAGCATCACCGGCGAGAGCTGGTATTACTACCTGATTGAATTCCCGCACGACGCCGCAGCAGTGAAAGACACTTTCACCAGCTCACAACTCACCTCAGCCGGCGAATTTAAAAAGCGACTGTTAGCCATAGCACCCGGCGCACTGTTTACCGGCAGCAATGAAATGCTCGATCGCATGGTGGAAAAGCAACTTTTTAATATCAAACGGGTGGAAACGATTGACTTTATCGGCTACAGCAAAGAGCACAAGGCGTATGTGCTGGGCGACGTGGCGGCCACCGAGGGCAGAACCATCACGATTAACAACGAGGATTATTTTGAAATAAATGCACGCAAATTTTTAAAGAGCCTGAATCAAAGCGTAACCCTGCATATCAACAAGGACCGCAGCCACTACAACCCGGAGTGGCCACGCCTGCTGTGGTGTGCGTTTGGCGTGAAAGGTTATGCAGCGCTGTCATTTTGGTTTGGCACGTTGTTTGCCGAGCAGATTCGCTCGATTCATAAAAGTATGCCCTTTTTAGAGATTGTCGGCGAGGCCGGAGCCGGTAAAACAACATTGATTGAATTTTTATGGAAGCTGTTTGGCCGCCCCGATTATGAAGGATTCGACCCGAGTAAATCTAGCCTGGCGGCCCGGGCGCGTAACTTTGCGCAGGTGGCTAACCTGCCGGTGGTGTTGATTGAATCCGACCGCGAGCGCCAGGGCAATGAAAAGGCCCTGCATGTGAAGGCGTTTGATTGGGACGAACTTAAAACCGCCTACAACGGCCGCAGCGTGCGCGCCCGTGGCATGGCGACCAGTGGCAACGAAACCTACGAGCCGCCGTTCCGTGGAGCCATTGTGATCAGTCAGAATAACCCGGTGATGGCATCAGATGCCGTGATGCAACGCATTAGCCACCTGTTCTTTTACCGCGCGGACCATTCGGCCGATTCAAAACAGGCCGCGACAGAGCTCGAAAGAATGCCCATAGAGCAGGTAAGCAATTTCATATTGCAGGCCATTGCCACCGAAGCGCAAACGATGCAGATCATTGAAGCCGAAGCGCCCAGGTATGAAGAGATGATCAAACAAGCCGGCAAGGTCAAGGTGGAACGCCTGATTAAAAATCACGCGCAACTGATGGCGATGGCGCAAGCCTTGCGCCCGATTATCGGCATGAACGAAGAGCAACTTGCCATGGTGCATAACTACATTATGGAGATGGCCGTAGAACGCCAGGAGACCATCAACTCAGACACCGAGGTGGTGCAGCAGTTTTGGGATGCTTTCGAGTTTGTCAACAAGCCTGGCACCAGCAACCAGCTCGACCACAGCAACGCCCCGGAAATCATCGCTATCAATCTGAACCACTTCTACCAGGTAGCAAGGGATTGCGGCCAGCCTATACCGGATATGGCATTGCTGAAAAAGGCGCTCAGGACTTCCCGCCGTTATCGGTTCATGGATTACAAGAACGTGACGAGTAATGTATTTGACCCGCCCAAATCTATTAAATGTTATGTGTTTGAAAGAACGCCAGCACGTGGCAGCAGATAACCCAATTTGAGGAGCATTGAACATGTACGATTCAACAGAACAAACTGCGCTCAACTTTTGCGAGCGATTAATTAACCCTGATGATCTTGGCCACGCTGTATCGAGTGAGGTGCGGGGCGAGGCTTCCGGCATCTTGTACGTCGCTGGCAGACTCCCAGCACCAGCAACAAAACCAGCGATAGAGCGGGCATACATTGCCGGGCCTATGAGTGGCCTGCCCGGCTTTAATTTTGAAGCCTTTGACACGCTTGCAGACTTGCTGCGCTCACGGCGCGTAGCGGTGCAAAATCCCGCAGAATATGGCAGACAACACCCCGGCCAATCCTGGCAGCACTACATGCGCCAAGCTCTCAAAATGTTGGTTACGTGTGACAGCATTTATTTATTGCCCAGCTGGGGCCGCTCAGAAGGTGCCAACATTGAGCACGATCTGGCGCACAAGCTGGGCATGACGATCAACTACCCCGAAGATTGGGCCACTGGTTTTCCTTATCCATGGCAGACAGAGCAACGTGTTGCGGTCTGCATTGGTTGCGGCTGCGATGATCTTCACGCCTGCAATGACCCGGTTTATGGCCCCTGCCATTGGCTGCGCTTAGACCGCGATAAGGGCCTGGGCGTATGCTCGTCATGTCCGCAAAAACTGCCCGAATGGGATAAGGTGCAAACGGCATAAATGATAGGTGCATTATGAAATGGATTAAACTTGCAAAATATTGTGAACTATCAGGGGACACCACCGATGCATTTCATGCCCGCAAACGGCGGCATGTATGGGCCGATGGTGTACATTTTAAAAAAGCCCCTGACGGGTCTATATGGGTCAACACTGAACAGGTTGAAAAATGGGTCGAACAACAGAACGCGCAGAACTGCCACGCGGAATCAGTATCCGCGAGCTGAAAACCGGCCCGCGTATTCAGATCGCATTCAGCTATCAGGGTACAGAATGCCGCGAGCTGTTGCCCCCTGGCAAGATCAATAAAACCACGCTGGATTTTGCCGCAGGCCTGCGCGCAGAAATCCGGCGCAAAATTGCCGACAAGTCTTTCGACTATGCGGCCTATTTTCCTGATTCCCCGGCGCTAAAGAAATTCGGCAAGGTGCAGAAGTGGGTCACGCTGGAAGCGCTACTGCGGCGACAACTTGCCATTTACCAAAAACAGGCGCAGGACGGCACCATATCAGCATCGACCTTGCTAGGCTATACCAAAGCTATTGAAAAAAAACTGATTCCCAAGTGGGGACATATCGGCATTGCTGACCTGTCACCGCTGGCGCTTCGCACCTGGATTGCCCAGCTCGGCGTAACCGCAAAGACCACCCGCAACATTCTCACGCCGTTGCGCTCTGTGATTGATGACGCAATCAATGATGAGCTAATCGACAGCAACCCGCTCGAACGCATGGCGTTGCGTAAACTGTTACGACAGACTGCCAAAAAAAGCGAATATGAGGTTGACCCCTTTGCGGCCGACGAGGTTGCGCTGTTGCTGCAACACGCGCGCGCTGATGAGCGCCCGCTGGTTCAGTTTTGGTTAGAGACGGGATTACGGCCAGGCGAGCTGATTGCCCTGACATACTCCCAGGCTGACATTGAAAAAAAACATCTCACTATCAACACCAACATTGTGACCGGCATTGTGGACGGCAAAGTACAGCCGGTAGCCAAGAAACCTAAAACCGCCGCCGGCGAGCGCATCGTTGAACTGTCAGAAAAGGCTATACATGCGCTGCAAGCACAGCGCCGGATTTATGGCGATACGCCGCGCACCTGGATTAACCCGGCAACCTGCCAGCCCTGGACAACCGAATCCCAGCTCCGGAAAACGCTATGGGTGCCATTAATCAAGCGCGCAGGCATTAGATACCGTAACCCCTACCAATGCCGCCACACATACGCCAGCACGCTTTTAACGGCCGGCGCGAACCCTTTCTGGCTGGTTACTCAGATGGGTCATGCAGACGTTGAAATGATTTTTAAGATATATGGCAAGTGGATACACGAGAACTTTAAGCAGGCCGGAAAATTCGCACCGAATTCGCACCAGCAGGAAAACACGCAAAGCGCTTAAAATGCATGTGTTTGATTCCGTGGGAGTTTTTCCCGTTTCCACGCTAGGACGGTCAAGGGTTCAATTCCCCCCGGCTCCACCATTCATAACCAGTCCTGACAACTCCCGACAGTATATAAATCAACCACTTAACTTTTAGGGGTTGTCTGGGCTTGTCTACGGATTCACCCCGCCCACT